AGTAGCCAGGATTATAAAGATTCACAGCACTTACTGCATAGTCGCCAATACTGCCAATGCTGGCCAGGGGAGTGTAGTCTCCGCCAGCATAGTTTACAACTTCATCAGTTTCAGTGATCACAATTGGAGTTTTGACTGTGAATGCAGCAGTGGCTTGATTCCACTCTTGGATGCCCCAGGTAGAGTTTGCAGTATCCAACCAGAATGTACCATCAGCTGGTGCGCCAACTGGGCGGCTCAAGCTGGCAGTGAGCTGGCTTAAATCAACTGCCACACGCTGTACATACGCACGATTTGTAACGCCCAGGGCTGAGTACGCGGCCAATAAGCCGTATTCGTTGAGTTCGTAACCATTGATTGGGGTACCAGTTGTGGTCTGATAAAAGAATGGTACGCCAAAAGTGGCAGCGAGATCTCGCTGACTTGTGATTAAATAAGTCTTGTTGATGTTGGCAGCAGTGGTACCAGCGGCTACTGTGACGCCGTCGCTGGAAATTTTGTTTTGTGCAGTGGCAATGACAAAGTAAGGTACTGTGTTAACAGCTGATGGAAAATACTGACTTTCGTCAATTACCGTTACTTCTACGCCTGGGGATATTAGAGCCATGTTCGGGGTTCCTTTTCAAGTGTTAATATTTATGGAGCCCGCCAAAAAACCGTCGTCTACTACGCCCTTTGTCAAAGGTCCTGCAAATAAATACCACTATGAACCGACCCATGTGTCCTGTGTGCGGGCAAAGGCCCTGTGCTATAAACTACTATCGAGATGGAGTGGCTCACTATCGCTCAAGATGTGAGTCGTGCATCAGACGAAACCGTGGGCTAAAGCCACGAGTTCCCTTGTGGCAGAGTCAGGGATACAAAAAGAAAATGTCGTGTGATCGTTGTGGATTTCGTGCTAGATATTCAGCACAAATATCAGTGTATCACAGCGATGGCAGGCTTGACAATGTTGCGCAAAAAAACCTCAAAAGCATCTGCAAAAACTGCGAAATAGCAGTTAACCGGGAAGATTTGCCATGGCGTCGCGGTGACCTTGAGGCCGACGTTTGATCAGTCTATCCACTAGTTCAATGGTGTTGCGGCGTAGAGCTGCCAGATCACCGTTGTTGTCAATCACATAATCAGCCATCCAGATTTCCAAGCTCATGCTGGATGAATCTTCTGGTGGCAAATGATCGCTCCGATCCACCCAGATGGCATAGTCAAATACTCCGGTATTCCGCATGGCATGAAATTCTGCTTTGTTGCGCAGGCCACAATAGATGTCGTTGTCTGCAAATATTTCTCTGCCCAAACGAGCATAGTCATCGGCACAGTAAGCATGTATCATGTCATACCATTCCGCACGATGATTGTGTCGATCTGTGTAGCATTCTTGAAATGTTGTGTAGCCATACTGATCTTTCAGTTCACGATAGATGAATTTCTCAGCACAAAACTCTGAGCTGGATTGAAATTCATATCCAAATTTTTCACGCAGTATTTCGCACACAGAGTCTTTGCCATGGCGGCCATGACCAATGATCAGCAGTTTGGGTAGTGTCATTTGAGTTGTGTTACATTTAGGTGTTTGAGGGTGCTCTGTAGCATGCCAATTTGTCTGCGGCAGTCTTCTAGGGCATGGTGGCTGGTAGGTGGAATAGGCTGATCTGGCCACAGGCTAAACACAGTACGGCTATCACGCACCATGTAGTATTTCCAGGGCAATGCTTTACCATAACTCTTGTAAGCATGCTCCAGGATGTTCATGTCGTAAGTGGGACCTTGTGCCCAGATTCTGTTGGAGTGCCAAATCAGCCGGCCTAACTCATCTAACGCTTGATCTAGTGGGATTCGTCCTTGTTCAGCAAAGGCTTCTTCACGAGCATGCGCAGGTTGCGTGGCCCACCACTCCACAGTACCATCTTCAATTTTGCGATTCTCTTGACTCTCTAGTGTGATTCGAGCATAGAATGACCGATCATAGTGGCCTATGCCAAACGGATCAAACGTCTGGGCAGCAATAGTCAAGATAGTTGTGTCGGGGCCAGTAGCCAGGCCTTCAAGGTCAATCATTAAGTCCATGCTACATTGTAGCAGATCTAATTACACAAGTCAATGTTCATGGCCAAACGAAACCAGTCAATCATGGCATCTTTGGTGGGATGATAGCCGTCTTCTTGGAGACAATTATGGTCACGGGCCCAGATATAGGGTGCTGTATAATCTGTGAACTTTGTCCAATCCACTGCATGGTACAAGGGAGTCTGCTGATCCATGGTTCCGTGGCAATGCTCAAACCGATCGTATTCAGTGGATTTGGCATCATATATAAATCCCATTTGATAGGGTATGTTACGCTGATTCAACACAGCCTGTGTTGACACAATGCTCAACAACGACAACTCAGTGAGATATTGACTTTGATCATCTGCAGACATGTATTGAGTTTGAAGAAAATTTTTAATCACTTTTGGAGTTTGCCTAGTGTCGCCCAACATTCCCCCTGAGTGAAACCATGACATGTTGCCAATTTGCCACTGATAAAGATGCTCTTTGCTGTTTGACCTGTAGTAATTTCCCAGTTGCGCACTAATGGGTATATCCACACGATTGATACCAGACCATAATACCACAACTTGATCATAGGGGTTGCTACAAACTTCGTGTATGGTCTGTGCTGCCATGGCTTGGTTGCCAGAACCGGTTGAAGCCAGGATTGTGTACTTGTTGGTATTGATAGGATGAACATCCTCCATGGTCAAGCTGACCAAGAAACTACAGCCCACCAACAGTGTACGAGACATTAGCCAATAACCCAGGTCAAGGGCTGCGAGCCATCCACATAGTTCACCAGTTCAGCCAGTTTGGCATCCATTTGAGTCTGGGCTTCGGCCTTCATGGCAGTGCCGTTTAGTGTGCCGCCGCCTTGTGGTCCAGCAATGGAACCAAACTTTTCGCGGGCTTCACCAATGATCATTTTGCAGGCAGCTACCATGTAGTCGCGCAGCCACTGGCTGATTTGATAGTCCTGCAACAGAGTAATTTCAGGCTTGAGTTGGTAGGCCCAGATCAACACATTTTCGCCAGTGCCTTTGGGGTCACGAATCAGTTGCAATTTCTTTGTGACTGGATTCCAGGTGTAGTTCATGTAGGCGCCGAACATTTTGCCTGCTAACTCGACATACTGTGAATAGAAGTCATATGTGGCCAGGCCACCGGCCACGTTGAAGTTCATGAGATACACATTCAAACTGGCCTGTGCAAACGGGTCAAAGTTTGATGCAAAAGGTCCAGTGGCATCACCAAATGTTCTGCGAAAGATCTGTCGAACACTTACAACTTCCTGGGGCAGGGTGTAGATGTTTAAATCACGTATGAGTTCCATGAAGATATAGGCTTCTTCATAGGCATAGTTGGCACGTTGGCGGTACACTCCAATGGTTCTTTGATAGGCGGCTTCGTAGTGAGCCGGGTCCAACTCTAGGTCAACAATTTGGTTGCCTAGAGTTAGGCCGCAGTAATCAACAAGCTCTTGCTTGAGCTCTTGCAGTGTTTTTTCAGACATTGGGGGGACTCCGTTCCCCCATATTTACCACACTCTTAGAATGATCAAATTCTCAGTGCCTCGACCGTTGAATGCAGTCTCAGTTGTGGTGAGTTCCTTGAAAACTCTACGAGCCGCTGGTTTGCCGGCTGTGGTCATGGTCTTGAGGGTGTCAGCTGGTTTGCGCACAGTTTTTTGCAGGGTTTCTGCTGTGGAAAAACCAATGATGCTGTTGCTCTTGACTGTGAACGCCTTGGCATATTCATCTGCTACCAAGTGTATCAGTTTGCGTTTTTTAGTGTCATATAACCAGGCCTCGCTCTTGTCCACAAGACTTGCAGCCGGTAATGATTTCAGTTTGAGTTCAGCAAATTCTGCTTGAATTTTAAACTTAGCGGCACGTTTCTCAGGTGGCACTGCCCGAACCTTGCGTGGCTTGCGTTCAACCTTCTTGATCTGCACATACGCACCGCAATCGTTGATCACTGATTCGCAGAACTTGATTATGTTGCGCATTTGAATCTTGGAGAGATGACTGTAGCCCTCGACCAGTTGTGCATCCTTGCCTTCCGCCACACGCTCGAACTCTGAGAGTTTGCGTTTCCAGTTGTCAGAAATCTGACTGACCATTTGTGGTGCTATGTTCATGCCACGCATGATCACCACAGGCTTGAAGTCTGCGGTCATCTTGGCACCACTCAACAAGAAATCGTCGAACAAGCCCTCTAGCTCACCGTTGCACTCATTGGTTTTTTCACGCAGACGATCTTGAATTGTGATCTTGGGCACCGCCGGTTCTTCCGGCGCTTCTTCCACCGTGTGTTGTTTGCTGTCCAGTATTTCTCTCAACTGGCTTTGCAGTCTAGTCTGTTCGCTGTTGTTTAACTCCAGACCCAGCATGATCATGCGGCACAACCAGCCTGTGGTCAAGCGAATGGCCGAGTCAGGAATGCCCTTGAGCAGTCGCACATCATCCTTGCGACCATGTGTTTCCAAGTAATTCACAATCATGTCACGGGCATCTTTTTTGCCGTAAAAGTAATTGTACCAGGTGAATGCTTTGCTTAGTGCTGTAATACGGTATTCAGTGGGCTGAGTCTGCCAGGTGGGCTCTTGTCCCAGGATGTTGGTGTCAGCACTGCGGGGGTTCAGCAGTTTTAGGGATTTGGGTGTTGCAGTGGTTTTCAAGGTGGCTCCTTTGAATCAATGTTGTAATTATAGCAGATCAATCAATTTTAGTCAAGTCAGCAGAAAGTAGTACCATGGTCAAGTCTGCTTCGTTGCGAAATGAGATCCAGTATGGACGGTTGGCGCGGCCGTTGTTTTTGCCAAAGTAGGCATGCCAATCGTTGGTGGGCATGTAACCTTGGTTCCCCAATTTGGCCTTGCATATTTGTTCAAAAGATATGCCTTCCCCTGGCCATGAATCACATCGCACAGCAATCACATGTCCGTGCTGTTTGTATTGGCGGAATCTACGGTCCAGTTTAACTACTTTCATAACCAAATTATAGCACTTTGAGATTTATTGGTCAACCTGCAGTTTTTGTAGTATGAACATAAATACTCACACTATGTTTTATGTTTACAAATATCTTAGGGAAGACGGAACTCCATATTATATTGGAAAAGGCAGCGGTGAACGTGCTTACAAAAAATGGGGCAAAAAGGACATAAAGCCACCCGAGGGTGCCGAACAAATCATCATTGTTGAAAACAACCTAACCGAAGAACAAGCATTCAACTTAGAGAAAAAACTAATTGCTGAGTATGGTCGCAAAGACTTGGGCACTGGAATTTTGTATAATAGAACCGAAGGCGGTGATGGATCGTCTGGGCATAAGATTGGGGGATGGAAATGGTCAGAAGAGGCAAAGGCTAATCGTAGTGGTCGCGGGAATCCTTCTTTTGGCAAACCATCATCAGAAAAACAAAAAGAAATAGCAAGTAAAATACATTCTGGAAGAAAGCACAGCGACGAGTCTAAGAAAAAACGTTCAGAATCTTTAGCCGGTAGAGAGATATTATGGTCGGATAAAATTGCAAATGCATTAAAAGGTAAGAAACAAAATCCCGAATCTGTAGCAAAAAGGGCAGAATCTTGTCGCCGCACTTGGGCATTAAAAAAACAACTAAATAATTGATTATGCCAAGATTGTCACTTTACAGACCTAACAGAACCAAAGATTATCAATTTTTGGATCGCACTATTAGTGAGATGTACACGGTAGGTGGCCTCGACATTTTCATCCACAAATATCTGGGCCCACAAACTGGCGGGGAGGATTCGGCGTTTTCGGGCAATGCTGATGCAACCCAGCCCACATATGACACTCAGAGCCCCTTGCACATACAAGACTTGCTGTTGTTGGAAAACCGTGATCGTGTGTACGATCCTGACATCTACGTCATGCGCGGCGTGTACAACACCCAGGACGTGGACTTTGACTTGAGTCAATTTGGACTGTTCTTGAACAACGACACCCTGTTTATCACATTTCACTACAATGACATGATTGACACGTTTCAACGCAAGCTCATGAACGGTGATGTGCTGGAAGTGCCCAATCTCAGAGACTACAATCCACTCAATGCTGCCATACCACAACCATTTCCCAAGTACTATGTGATACAGGACGCGGCATTTGCATCCGAAGGTTTCAGTCAAACTTGGTTGCCACACCTGTGGCGTGTAAAAGCCACACCGCTGACCAACGCACAAGAATTCAAAGACATACTCAAGAAACCAGTGGTAAGCGAACAAATTTGGGACAATGACAATTTCTACCCTGCGGGCAGTGTGGTCAATGCAGGTGATGTGTACTATGTGGCCAAGATCAATGTTCCAGCAGGCACAGACATCACCAATACCACTTACTGGATGGAATACACACCACCCACACAGAGTGACGTGTTTACCACTCGCACCAAGGATCAAGAAATCAACGACGCCATTGTTACTCAAGCCAATATTGAAGTACCACTCAGTGGGTTTGATGTGCAAAACTTCTATGTGTTGCCCACCACAATCGACGGACAACCAGCCAATCCTGATTCACTCACATCCGAAAGTGGCGACACCGTGGATGGCACACAAGGCGGCATGAGTGTGACTCCCAAGGCCGATGGTTACACTGTGGGTTACTTGACCGGTGACGGCATTCCACCCAATGGATTGCCCACAGGCGCTGGTGTTAGTTTCCCGCCCGCGCCCTTGGCCGGCGACTTCTTCTTGAGATTGGACTACTTTCCCAATCGCTTGTTCCGTTTCAATGGTAAAATGTGGATCAAGATTGAGAGCAAGGTTCGCAATGATCTCAACAACGGATTCAACAACAAGACCCTGCGCAGCGGCTTTGTCAACAATCCCTACACTGTGCCCACCACGGACATGGGCAATATACCAAGTCGTCAGAGTCTCAGTGAAATTCTACGGCCCAGGGCCGACAACGGTGATCAAGGAGGCAACAAGCCCCCAAATCCACCACCCACAACATTTAACTACTAAACATGCAAGAATTCTTTTACGACGAACAGATACGCAGGTTCCTGCTGCAATTCACTAGAATCTTCACGGGATTTCAAGTAGAATACGGCCGTGAGGCCAACAGTGAAAATGCAGCCTATTTGAGAGTTCCTGTGCGGTATGGTGACGCCAGTCGCAATGCTCAAACCATTATTCAAGAAAATTCAGCCAACTCCATGCCTTCTTCGCCCATGATGTCATTCTACATCACTGGCATGGAATATGATCGTCCACGAATGCAGGAACCTTACTTTGTGAGCAAGACTGCTGTGCGCCAGCGCACATATGATTCTTTCAGTCAAACCTACGAAACCACACAGGGCAACGCATTCAGTATTGAACGACTCATGCCGGTGCCCTATCGCATGACCATTAACCTAGATGTGTGGACCAGCAACACCAATCAAAAGTTACAGATATTTGAACAAATTGCCACACTGTTTAATCCGTCCTTGGAGATACAGGCCACTGACAACTATATTGACTGGACCAGCTTGACCGTGGTGGATCTAGAACGAGTGAACTGGACCAGTCGCACCATTCCCATGGGCACTGACAATCCCATTGACATCATGACCATAACATTTGGCATTCCAATTTGGATCAGTTCTCCGGCCATGGTCAAGAAACTGGGTGTGGTAGAACGAGTGGTCGCTGGAATTTTTGATGGCCAAGGTGACATGGTTGATTCCATCACCAATAATGACTTGTTGTTGGGCACACGCCAAATGTTCACACCATGGAATTACAAATTGGTTGTGATTGACAACAAAATTCAAGTGCTGTATGATGCCACAGTGGTGCCTGATGGCAGCTATGTAAATCTCAGCCCCACTGCAATTGTGGCTGATTCTCCCTTGTTGTGGCCAGCTGTGTTGGGTGCGTACGGCGTGTATCGTCCGGGTATCAGTCAAATTCGATTGAATCGTCCGCCAGACTCCAACACCACCGAATACGCCATTGTGGGCACATTTGTGGTGGATCCCAATGATGATCGACTGGTGATTTTCAATCCAGATCCTGATACTGCTCCGCAAAATACTTTGCCACCCATTGATGCCATTATCAATCCACTACTGAGTGGTCCGGGCACTGGATTACCAGTGGCCGCAGATGGTCAACAATACCTGCTGGTCGATGGAACTGGCAGTGCTGACAATGAATTTCCAGCTGTGGCATGGTTGGGGCAAGGTAACCGGCCCTTGGTGGCTCAAGCCAATGACATCATTGTGTACCAGTGGGGTTACTGGCGTGTGTTGTTTGACAGCAGCAATCAGCCGGCTGGACAATTTGTCACCAACATCACCACAGGCACACAGTATGAGTGGACTGGAGATGCTTGGATCAAATCATATCAAGGTGTGTATCCCGCTGGTACCTGGAGCATAGTGCTGTGAAAGCAGTTGGTGTTTGGTTTTATGCAGCCAGCACTGGTCGATATCTGTACCTGTTGCGCAATGATCACAAACATCCTGGAGCATGGGGGCTGCCTGGTGGCAAACTTGAATCTGGCGAAACCTTGCTGGGTGGCATGGAGCGCGAGTGTACCGAAGAGCTAGGCAGCTTTCCAGTGTATCAGCGGCTGATCCCTGTGGAAAAATTCACCGCAGGTGATTTTGAATACCATACCTGGGTGTGTGTTATAGCTCAGGAGTTTGTGCCGGTGCTCAATCATGAGCATCTTGGCTATGCCTGGATTGATTCGGGAGTTTTTCCAAAACCCATGCATCCTGGATTGTGGTCAACTGTGAATCTTGACGCTGTAAAAGTCAAGCTGGCTTTGGTTGAACAACAAAATTAACTGCCAGAATCAAACTCGCCGCACAAGACGCCATCTGCTTTGTAAGCACGCACAGCACGCACATAATTTTCAGCAGTGAGTCCGTGCGCATTCAGCACAAGATCCACGCAATACCAAAAATCTGCAATAATTTGTGGCTCGCATTCACAAGTTGATGTCATTCGGTAAGGCACAAACCCAAAAGGTGCGCATGCAAAATCACTCTGCGATTGTACTGTGGTGTTTTTCAAACCTTGATTTGTAAGAACATAAAAATTGTATTGCATCATCGCACCATGATCATGTACTGGTTGGTTCCACCAAATGTTAGCCCATTGCTGACAAAGGTGCCGTTTTGGAAATTCCCACTGCCGTCAGTGGTTGAGCCGCCGCACCATGGGCCAGCATAGTAAAAGTTAGCCCCGCAATAGGTCGTTACCATTGAAGTTGGTACACCACCGTAGCCAGCAAATCCACAGCAGTCTCTCATGTAATAAAAGTTATTGGCTGTTCCAGTTACCGGAAATCCAATAGCGCCTTGCATACCTGGATAATCAACTGAGCCATACACGCCAGTATTGCTTTTGAGTGTGGAATAGCTGTAGCTTTGTTGAGTGTCAGATGTCAAAAATGTAGTGTAACTGATACTGCTGACTCTGTAGATAAAAGGTCCCCAGGCATTGTTGTTGATGTTGGCTCTGTTGCCAAATATGTATTCAGTGAACGTGGCATTGTTGTGCCAAAAACTCCACCAGCCGGCCTGATAGGCTTGATCAAACCAACGAACATCTCCAATTTTGCCGCCTTGCCAACCCCAGTTTTGACCATTGTAATTCACCACAGAGGGATGACTTCTAGCTACCAGCATGTATCCACCACCGTTGGTGGTCATGTCGCACCATACCCACTGTGGTGCTGCACCAGTACCTCCAGGATACAACAAGTAATAATTGTCCTGCCCAGCTAGCTCAGGCTTGGCAGTTAACAGTTCGGATGCAGTTCGATAAGCAGCATAAGGTCCAAATGCTGTGTTGACCCCTATGCCTGCACCTATTGTGATTCCTGGACCTAAAGATACTGGCATGTTAGATGCTCCATCCACCTCGTATAGTATTGTACACTTGAGACACTTCAGTGTCACTCAGCCCACGATTGTACACAATAAAAGCACCTAATCGGGCGTTCCATGTTGAACTATTGCCACCATATTCATCAGACCCTCCAAGATTAGCTGCTGTAGAGTTAAGATCAATATTAGCTGCTGCTGCTGTATTGGTTGCTAGAGTTGACCCATTTTTCATAATGTACCTGCTACTGCTGTTGGTATTTCTTCTAAAAGTCCACACATTCCAAGTTTGCGATCCGCCACTGCCCACGGAAGTTCTAGTGTCTGATGCACAACAGCCGCCTTGGTCAAAATAAACAACATCGTCACTCCAAGTACAATGTGAAAAAATTCCTCGACTGTAGAGCACGTCTCCGTAAAATTTGAAGGCTGCTGTGCTAACCAATGCATTTTGCATCATAACCAAAAAGATTGTATAACCTGATGTATTGTTGATACCAAAACTGTTGGATGCTGGGCCCACTGCAAGATTACCCAGGGTTGAAAAATAAGATGCTGGTCCAGCATTGGTCCATGTGGGAGTGCTGGCCCAGGTAAATGTTCTGCTATTGCCACTGAGATCTTGCCAGGCTGTGCCAGACCCAGCATAAGTTCCAGCATTGAGATACAGTTGCAGTCCGTTGCTGAGTACGCCTTGTTGTACAGTGACGCCTGAGCCAATAGTGATTCCTGATCCTATAGTTGACATATTACAATCCGTAAGTGGCTCTTATGGCCTGGAAATTTTGACTGACTTCGGCGTCTGACAGTGCTCGAGTGTATGCAGTAACTCTACTCATGTCACCTTGCCAATAACCTGCGTAGCCATTGCCAATGGTAGTATTGGCAGCTGTGGTGGCTAGCACGCCATAGGGATTGGAACTGGTCGACGACAGCGCACCATTGATATACCACTTGAATTCCGTGGTACTGCGTACTGCACACATCACATTCCACACATTCCTGGGTGTGGCTGCACTGCCAATGCCCACATAAGGCGAATTATCGCCACCACCGTTACCAAAGTATTGACTGATATTTTCGCCTTGTTCATGAGTCCAAGTGCCCCACCCCGCATAGGCCTGGTTCCAGGGATTTCTACGTTCTGAAGTGTAGCTGTGTCGCATCACAATCTGCAGAGTCTGTGCCGAAGCAAAGTTCAAACTGGCATTGTTGATCACAGTGCCGTAGTTGGCTGTGCCGTTAAAGGCAAAGTATCCAGTGCTGGTGCTGAACGTGGGCTGACTGTACATGGTGGCGTTGTTGACTCGTCCACTGACGTCAAACCATGTGGAGCCAGCATTGGCCAGCAGGTCTTGTATACTGGGCTGAGTTCCGTCAATTACGTCCACCCTGGGCTGCCAAAACTGCAGGCGTGTGGTGTTGTCACTGCAATAGTACAAGTAGGTTCTATGAATGCCTTGAGTGGAGTTTGAACTCCACTTGAGATCGCCTGAGCCAATGTTACAACCATTGATGTTGCCCACTCTACCGCCACTCACAGTGTAATAACCAGTTTCGGCATTGCGGCCAGTGTACGCTGTGTTCCACGGATACACAAAACCCACCCACAGATACCACTGATTCTGCGACAACAAACCAGTACCTGAACATTCCCAGTAGGCATTGCTTTCCACTGCGCTGTTGTCAGTACGTCGTGAACCGTCACCGTTGGCATACATACCAAAGTAAAAAGTACCACCTGCTGTGGCGCTGGTTCTACGCACCCACACACTGAAACGATACAGTTTGGTGTTGTCAATATTGAACCAGTCAGTGTTCCAGCCGCCGTCGTCGTTGGTCTGTGCCAGGGGCCTAGCTTCCCATACCACGTCATTGTAGCCAAAAGGACAGCCACTGGCCACTCGTTCGTTTTCGGCAGTTTGACCGTTTTGATTGAACCCTGCGGTTCCGCCTGATCCTGTGGCCCAAGTGGTGTAGTTGATGAGACTGCGCTGTCCTCGAGTGCTGGTAGCATTGGTGGCATCAAGATCCAGCACCAGGCTGTCTTGTGACATGCCATAGTTCATGGCCACGGGGCCTATTGAGATTCCTGGTCCAATTGTGGGCATGTTATATTCCGTAGATACTGCGCACAGCAGCAAAATTTTGACTGGCTTCGGCGTCAGTTAACACTTTGTTATACACCAAGATGTTGTTGATGTTGGCCAAAGGATTGGTGTAGTACTCGTATAGGTACACTGGCGATGTGCCAGCAGTTTTGGGATAGCTTACTCCGGCTGTGCCAAGGTTTGTACCGTTGACATAGCAAGTGGCTGTGCCGTTGTTTTTGGTGACCCCAATATAGTACCAGGTGTTGATATTGAACTCTACTCCGTTTTGTCCTTGCGGACCAAAATCAATGCCTGAGTTGCTGGGGTCGTAGCGCCAGTGTATGTAACGTGAACTGGGATAACGCCAAATTCCTGGTGAACGATCAGATCCCCCAGCATTGTATGCAAAGATTTTTTCCCAGCTACCAGTGTAACCACTGGGATAAGACACGCTGGAATTGAAACGCACTGCAAAAAATATAGAGTGCGTGTCAGTATTGAGTATGTCTGTGGTGGCTGTGCTCCAAGCGACCCCTGACACTGCACCGTTTGCGTTTGAAGCAATATAGCTGGCGTTGCCTGCCATCACCAGCTTGCTGCGGCTGGTGTCAACCCACGACGCACCCGATCCAGGATAACTCAAAGCAGCATTGCTGTTCAAGTCCATGACCAAGCTGTCTTGCACAACACCTGGGCTTACTGTGATACCGGACCCAAAAGTAATACCATTAAGTGTGGGCATAGCAATCCTTGCACACTATTTACAGCCTGCCCACTACCACTTCAATGATTCCAGATTCACCGTCAAAATCTTGCAAGGCTTTGCCAATCACTGATCCCAGAGCCGGAGTAGCGCAGGCCTGTGCTCTGCCAGCGCCGTCTGACACCATCATGTCGCCTTTGCGTACAGATCCTGTGACCTTGGTTGGCACACGACCAGTCAAGGCCACCACTGTGACAAAGGGTTGCAGTAATCCTGCATTCATCACATAGGCTGGATTGGTTGAAACCACACCAGCAATCTTGGTATCGGCTGGAGTGTTTGATCTTGTGACTTCGTTGGCACCGCCAAAACTCAACACTGTGCCTGACTCATATGTGGCATCAGCTACATAGGCTTCAGCCAAGTCAGCGTACTGTGCTGATGTGGCCTTGGCAAACACTGTGTTGAAGTAGGTGGTAGAACTGCCAATGTTGCCCACGCCGTTGCTACCCGAATTTACAATCTGTGTGGTACTGATTGTGGTGGCACTGACCACGTTGGCGCCAGTTATGTTGCCACCTGAACCTGATGTAATCACATTGCCAGCTGTGACGTTGCCTGTGACTGATAAACTACTGAGTGTGCCCACGCTGGTGATATTGGGCTGTGCTGCTGTTGTGACTGTGGCCGCAGTTGTGGCTGATGGCACAGTGCCAGTCACACTTACTGTAACTGCACCAGTTGCACCACTTACCGCAATGTTTGTACCTGCCACAATGCTGGTAACACCTGTGTTGGTGATAGTAACACCTGTGCTGCCGTTGTAGCTACTACCGCCAAGGCCTGTGCCAATTGTGAGAGCGTTGGTTGCTGTGGCAGTAATTGTGCCTGATCCACCTAGCGCAATTGAAGTACCGTTCACTGTGAGGCTGGAGTTGGCCAATCGGGCCTGCGCTAATGTGCCTGAACTGATGTTGGTAGCTGAAATTGATGTAACATTTGCACCCGAACCATTGAGTGTGCCCACAAAGTTGTCACTTGTGGTGTTGCCAGTCACTGCCAGGCTAGTCAACGTGCCCACAGATGTGATATTGGGCTGTGCTGCTGTTGTAACTGTACCGGCCGTGGTTGCCGAAGTAGCCGATGTTGCTGATGCCACTGTGCCAGTGACGTTGCCACCTGGAATTGATGTCAAGCCAGCACCTGATCCATTGAACTGTGATCCAGTAACTTGTCCGGCAGCTGAAATCAGTCCACCAGTGAGCAAGTTGCCTGAGGTAGTGTTGGCTGTGACAGTGAGACTGCCGAGCGTACCAACACTTGTAATGTTGGGCTGTGCATTAGTGGTTACAGTACCGGCTGTGGTAGCTGCGCCAGTCAATGCCCCCACAAATGTAGTTGATGTTACGCTTGATAGCCCAGCCACTGTGGTCACAGTTGCACCCAAGGTTAACGCTGTACTACCCAGTGTCACTGCGGCGTTGGCTAGTCTGGCTTGGACCAGTGTGCCTGAACTTATGTTACTGGCATTGATATTGGTAACATTTGCACCTGAACCATTGAGTGTGCCCACAAAGTTGCCTGCGGTGGCATTTCCCGTTACAGCCAGACTACCAAGAGTTCCAACACTGGTCAAGCTAGAATTAACCACCGTTGAATTTAGAGTTGTGCCTGACAAATTGGCCGCATTGGCTGTTATCACTGTGTTTGCCGCAGAAGTTATTTGTCCTTGTGAGTTAACAGTAAACGATGCCACTTGATCAGCACTGCCATAAGATCCAGAGGATACCGCAGTGTTGGTGATGCTGAACTGTGTGCCAGAAAGAGTCAGACCATTGCCGGCGCTGTAAACCTGCACTGAAGAAACTTGAGCGAACGTGATATTGGTCGTGCCAAATGTGATCACGCCAGAAGTGTTGCAGGTATAGGTCTCACCTGCGCCTGTAGTACCTTGTTGCACAAAGACTGTGGAGCCTTCGCTCAAGCCGTTTGCGTTGTTGATGACGTAGGTGTCTGCATCGCTGGAACGAGTCAGTATCCAGTTTGTGGAGCCGGAGCCTACACTTGTAACGACATAGATACCGTTTTGCGTTTGAGTGGTCTGCTCGTAAACCAAAACCCGGTCGTTGACGCTTACTGTCACGCCGTCAATAACTAGCGCCACCTGTGTGCCTGCGTTTGTAAGGGTAGCCCCAACTCCAGAGGTGCCGTTGTTGTAGGTGGCGTTTAGGTTGATTGGAGACTCAACCCGAACAGGCTGATGGAAGTGAATACCACTTGCAACCAAGGTGTCTACATAAGATTTGGTGGCAGCATCCTGAGCCAACACTGGATTGGCAACACTTGTGATATTCTGACTATTCATGTTGAGGTTGCCGCTGATACTAGCAGTAGCCGTTACTGTTAGTATGTTGGCTGCAACTGTGTTGGCTGTGGAAATATTTCCACCAACCACGTTACCAGTCACACTTAGAGAAGTTAGCGTACCTACCGAAGTAATATTGGGCTGTGCTGCTGTTGTGACTGTGGCAGCTACAGTGGCTGCTGGAACAGTACCTGTGACATTAGCACCCGGAATTGATGAGAGTCCAGCTGCTGACCCATGATATGTTGCAGCAGTGATGTTACCTGATGCACTCATGCGTCCAATGTTTACATTACCAGTGCCATTGGGTGTGAGTACAATGTTGGCATTGTCCGCAGATGTCTGTATGTCTAATTGAGCACTGTCAACAATGGCGCCGCTCAACAACAAGTTACCACTTGTGATGTTGCCAGTACCAACGGTCAAACTTGAACCAGTAATTGCTGCACCAGTAATGTTGCCAGTGGCCGACACTTGACCAGCTGTTGTAACGTTACCGGCTGTGACGTTGCCAGCTGCACTCACAGTGTTTGTGGAGATCACCACACCAGTGGTAATCAAGTTGCCGCCAGTGATGTTACTGGTAGCTGATACTTGCCCGCCAGTGAACACATTGCCACCGGTGACGTTACCAGTTGCAGATACTTGTCCACCTGTGCTAACATTGCCACCAGTGACGTTACCGGTGGCTGTTATCAGACCACCGGTAATAAGGTTACCTGAAGTAGTGTTACCAGTTACAGAAAGCGATGTTAATGCCCCAACCGAGGTAACATTTGGTTGTGCGTTTGTAGTAACCGTACCAGCTGTGGTAGCTGATGCCACTGTGCCGGTGACATTGCCACCTGGGATTGATGAGAGTCCAGCACCTGATCCTATAAACGTGCTAGCAGAAATGTTTCCTGTAGCTGAAACCTCGCCACCAGTGAGCAAGTTGCCTGAAGTAGTGTTGCCTGATGCACTGATTGTGGTTGCCGACAACAATGCAGTTGATACGTTGCCACCAGTGATGTTTCCTGTGGCAGTGACTGTGCCTGCTGTAACAATGTTGGCGCCAGTAACGTTACCACCAGCGCTGATCAAACCAGCAGTGCTGACATTGCCACCAGTAACGTTACCACCAGCGCTGATCAAACCAGCAGTGCTGACATTGCCACCAGTGATGTTAGCTGATGCAGTAATAGATGCTGCGCTGATTGTTGCGGATGTAATTAAGTTTCCACCGGTGATGTTGCCGGTGGCACTGATCAAACCACCTGTGAGCACATTGCCACCAGTGACATTGCCAGAAATAGTTACAGCATTGCTGATTTTGTCAAAAGTAAATCCAACACTTCCAGCAATGACGTCATTGTCATTGAATTGAACTTGTGTGTTGGAGCCAGCTGCATCAATATTACCGGTGATGTTACCAATCACATTACCGATAAAGTTTGCAGCGTATACGTTTCCTGTTCCGCTTACAACGCCTGAACCATAGATAATATTACCACCAGTGATGTTGGCAGTTGTGGCAATAGCGCCTGCAATTGCAAGATTGCCACCAGAGATATTACCAGTAGTACTGATTGTGCCTGCTGTGGCCAAATTACCACCAGTGATTGTTCCAGTTGCGTTTATTTGTCCAGCAGTGTCAATGTTACCACCAGTGAGGTTACCAGTAGCTGACACAATACCAGCTGTGAGCAAGTTAGCACCAGTAATATTACCGCCAGCAGATGCTTGTCCTGCAGTCAAGATGTTACCACCAGTAATGTTACCAATGGCTGACACAATAGCGCCGCTGATCAGCGAGCCACCGGTGATGTTGCCCGTAGCACTGACTGTGGTGGTTGCACTCACACTGCTGGCTTGTACTGCACCAGCAGTGATGATATTGCCACCAGTGACGTTGCCAGTGGCAACCACAGTGCCTGGAGTAGCAATGTTACCACCAGTGATGTTACCAGTAACTGTGGCCAGGCCTGCTGTGATCAAGTTACCACCTGACACATTGCCAATGGCAGTGATCAAGCCGCCAGTAATGATGTTGCCACCAGTGACATTGCCTGTTAGTGATGCTGTTGCAGCTTCTACGGTGCCAGCAACAAAGGTGCCAAAATTGGTGACTGTGACTACTTCGTTGGCATAGACAACATCTGTGGCAGCAAACACTTTGCCAGCACTGTTGTCGTAACCAAAAAACGCACTTTTTTCTACGTTGCCAGCTGTGTTAAAATACCATAACTGTGTGCCACGATCTTTGTTGTCATCACTAGTCAGCGGGGTATTATTGGGGCCACGTCCCAGGCTAATAATAGGATCTTCCACAGCCAGGTTAGAAACGTTGATGTAGCTGATATTGCCATTGACATAAAGATCACCGTTGACTGTGGCGTCACCGGTTACTGCCAAAGTACCAATGGTTCCTGTTCCTGATACCAGTAGGCCACCTGAATTTACGTTGGCAGTAGCTGCCAAATTGCCAGTGACATTGATTCCAGCAGAAGTGGCCACAAGCACATTGCTGGCTCCGGCTACAGTGATGTAGGCATTGCCGTTGACACCTGAAATACCAATTATGCTGGTGCCTTGAGTGATTGAACTTACGTCAATGTTGCCCACATCAATGTTGGCCTGTGTGACGCCGTCACTGGTGTACACTGCAAATGTGTTACCAGCTATTTCTTTTAGCTGCAAACCACCCAAGAAAATAGTGTTACCGCCCACATACAAACTGCTCCAGGCCTGATTGGCTGATCCCAGATTGTAAGTGATATTGGCCGATGGTACTAGGTTACCAATTATGTTGCCTGTGACTGTGACACCGTTTAGTGTTTTGTTGCTCAGAGTTTGAGTTTGTGTGAGCCCCACTGTGGCAAACCCGCCTGCCACAGCGCCATCATGCACCCGCAAGGTATTATTGGTTGTGTCAACCGTGATTTCGGCCAATGCGCCAGTGAAAGCGTTGTTTTCTGATGCGGTACCGCGTCGGTATTGTACTTGTGTTGATGCCATGGTTTATCCTATACCATATTTATGTGCTGACTATTGCTCGATCTGTAACTCTGCGCCAATTAGTTCCGTCACTGAATGCCGGAACTGGGCCGCCTGCGTCATTGGTGACATACACAAACTGAGCCGCTGTGGCTGCACTGGGAAGACCAGACACAGTGTACGAGGGAAGAACCAATTGGTTGGGGTAGAAAACACCACTCACATAAACTGTGCCAAGATCATAAACTGTAGTGGCCGGTACTTCGGTAACTGATCCAAAATCATAATAGGTTGCTGGTGCGTCCCAAACGCTGCCAAGACTGCCGCCCACTTCCCAAACAATGGTACTGGCGCCGCCAAATGTGATAGTATCAGTAGCAGAGTTGGTTGTAATGCTGATACCTGTTCCGGCTACAAAATTCACTGTGGCGCCTGAAGAATTTGCTACCACAGTATTGGCACCAATCACAGCTATGGAACCAAACGCCGGGGGCAAACCAGTGAGTTGGCTGCCGTTGCCCAAGATATAGTTTCCAGCAATGTTGCCTGTGGCACTGATATTGCCCAGACTGACTACATTGCCGCCGGTTACGTTGCCTGAAACAGTGATGAATTTTTTGCTGGCAATGATTTGAACATTGCCCGAATTGTCCTCAAAAAACAAATTGCCATCTGTGTAGTTGATGGCCAACTCACCAGGTTGCAAGTCCCCGGGTACAGGGACTGCATTGGCTGTGCCCGAACGCTTTAATAGGAGAGTATTGCTCATATTTGATGTTAGTATGTACCACCATCAATGGTGCTGTTCACTGTAAGTACAGAATCTCCCAGCACATACATACCATCAGCATAGACGTTTCCTGTGACACCTATGCCGCCAGCTACTCGCAATGCACCAGTGATGTTGCTGACGCTGATTGTGGTAGCCAAAATATTGGCAAATGTGTTTACTACCAAGGTTCCCACACTGGCAGTTGCCGATGTTACTAGGTTGCCAGCTGTAACGTTACCTGTGGCTGAAACCAGGCCTGAAGTAATGATGTTGCCCGATACCACATTGGCTGTGATTGTGGCGTTGGCACCATTGATGTTGCCCACGGCGCTGACATTGCCAGTAACGTTGACGTTGCCTGATGCAATGTTGCCAGTGACTGTGAGCAGGCCAGTGCTGATCACATTGGCACCAGTGATGTTGCCAGTTAGACTTAGGCTGGTACCTGTGGCAGCACCAATATTGGGCGTGGTCAAATTGGCTGATGCCTTGACCACAACGTTGCCGCCCACAATAGCCGTGGTATTGTTGTCTACGTTGACTGAGAACACTGTGCCAGTCAGTGACAAGCCATTGCCAGCACTGTAAACTTGGCTGGCGCTGAACTGTGTAAACGTTAGGTTGTCATAGCCCAGTATGATTTCGCCCACAGGTGCTGTGAGCACATAGCTTTCGCCTGCTCCGGTGTTGCCACTCTGTACAAAGAAATAATCGCCGGCATCTAGTCCGTTGATGCCGCTAGGCGCATAGGTATTTGTATCTGATGAACGTGTCATGATCCAGGGAGCAGACACATTACCAACATCAGTTACAACGTAAACACCGTTTTGATAAGCAGTTGTTTGGTTGTAAATCAACACACGCTGGTTAGAAGTCAGCGACACACCGTCAATTACCACAGCACCATTGACATTGGCAGTGAGTGTGGCGCCAACACCTGGGTTGGCTCTACCAACCTGACTGAGTCCAGTGCCATTGGTTAGATTGGTAATCTGAGGACCGCCATAGATATTGGCCAGTGTGATCTGTGTGCCAGTCGGCGTTGAGAAAACAAAGTAACTGGTGTTGGCAGTGATGCCGTTGAAACTGGCAGTCCAATAAATTTGATCATTCACATTCAAGCTGTGTGCTGATGAGAACGTCAGTGTGGTATTGCCAGTGATGTTAGTAACTGTGTGAGTAGTACCACCTTGAGCATAGGTAGCTGCCAGAGCTGTGGGAGATTCTACATACACTGGTGTGTGTATAACAATACCAGTTGACACAGCATCATCAACATACTGTTTGGTAGCTGCATCAAACGACTGAACTGGATTGGCCAGGTGATTGATATAGGTGTTGGCCAGGTGAATGTTACCTGATGTAGGCCACAAATTGATGTCACCAGCACCAGTTGTCACTGTGAGAGAAGTGGCGCTGTTGATGTTGGGTGTAGTGACTACCCCGGCAGTGACAATGTTACCACCAGTGACGTTACCAGTGGCTGTGATTAAGCCAACTGTGTTGAAATTTCCTGCTGTGACGTTGCCTGTGACAGTGACCAAACCAGCTGTGGCAATGTTGCCACCAGTGATGTTGCCTGTAGCACTGACTTGTTGACCAGCCAAAACATTGCCCGAGGTACTGATCTGGCCAGCACTCATCAAGTTGGTGATTGCAGCGTTGTTGGCCGACACGTTGCCAGTTATTGCTGCTGCGCCTGAAGTAACTAGATTACCACCTGTGATGTTGCCTGTTGCTGAAACCAGTCCGCCTGTTAAGAAATTGCCACCAGTGATGTTGCCAGCAGCAGTGATTAAGCCAGCTGTATCAACGTTGCCACCAGTGATGTTGCCTGTGGCTGATACTATGCCACCAGTTAATAGATTGCCACTGGTGGTATTTCCAGTTACCGAAGCTGAACCAGCTTGAACCAAACCGGCTGTGACCAAATTGCCACCAGTGATGTTGCCAGTGACAGTGGCCAAGCCTGCTGTGACCAAATTGCCACCAGTGATGTTGCCTGTGACAGTGGCCAAGCCGGCTGTGACCAAATTGCCACCAATCACGTTGCCCGCAACCGATGCCAAACCAGCAGTGTTGATGTTGCCGCCTGTTACATTACCAGTTGCTGTGACTTCTCCAGCTGTGGAAACATTGCCGCCTATGACATTGCCCGAAGCGCTGACTGTGACGCCTTGAACCAAGGCATTGCCAATGACGTTACCGCCTGTGATGTTGGCAGTGGCAATGACTTGTCCAGCAGTGGTTATATTGCCAGCAATGACGTTGCCCGCAACCGATGCCAAACCAGCAGTATTGATATTAGCACCAGTGATGTTACCAGTTACTGTGGCATAACCCGCAACTACAGCATTGGCTCCAGTTACAATGTTGCCTGTGGCTGTGATTAAACCTGCTGTTACCAAGTTGCCACCAATCACATTGCCAATTGCACTGACAAAAGTGTTGGCTGTGACAGAATTTACTATAATGTTGCCGGTAACTTGGATATTGCCTACGTCAATATTGCCAACTACAGCGTTAACTGCAATAACATTGTTGCCTGAAAGGTTGCCTGTGGCACTGACATTACCAGCGGTGGCAATGTTACCGCCAGTGATGTTGCCTGTGGCTGTAACTAGTCCTGCTGTAATCAGATTAGCACCAGTGACATTACCACCTGCTGAAGTTTGGCCAGCTGTGAGCAAATTGCCACCAGCAATGTTGGCTGTAACTGTTAAATTGCCTGTTATTGATCCTGTTCCAGTTACTTCAAGTGTGCCAATATTGGCCTTGCCAGCTGTAGTGACGTTGCCACCAGTTATATTGCCAGTTACACTACTGGTGCCAGTAACTGTGAGGATACTATTGGCACTGTCAAATGCCAAGTTGGCGCTGGCAGCAAAATCATCGCCTAGATTGAACTGAATCTCACCGTTGGCACCAGCAGCTTGTTGGAAATCAACTGGAGAGCCATTGGCATAATAATAGTTGTTGGTGAGTATACCACCAGCAGCAATGTTGCCTGCTGTGGAGATGTTGCCACCAGTGATGTTACCAGTTACCGTGGCATAACCCGCAACTACAGCATTGGCTCCAGTTACAATGTTGCCAGTGACAGTGGCATAACCTGCTGTGACTAAATTGGCTCCAGTTACAATGTTACCAGTTACCGTGGCATAACCCGCAACTACAGCATTGGCTCCAGTTACAATGTTGCCAGTGACAGTGGCCAAACCGGCTGTGACCAAATTGCCACCAGTGATGTTGCCAGCCACGCTGGCCAGGCCAGCTGTGTTAAAGTTGGCGGCTGTGACATTTCCTGATACTGATTGCAGTCCAGTTACGTAGACTCCAGTGTTGGCAAACACTGCTACATTGGGCGTTCCTGCTACTGTGATTGAAATGTTAGCACTGTTGGCAATTTCAATATTGCTTGTACCATTGCTTAGAGACGAAGTTGATATAGCAACGTTGGATGCTGAAGTGATACGACCGTACTGATCTACTGTGAACACACCAATGTTGCTGGTAGGTCCTACTGATCCACCGTAGGTGCCTGCCGAAACGCCAGTTGAACTCAGAGTCAGTGTTAAATTTGTAGTTCCGGTACCAGTGTTGACAGAATTGCCAGTAACGTTGCCCAAGACTTGAATGGGCTGGTTCTGTGTGAGCTCAAAAACGTTTGCAGTGCCAGTATCAACTTTGGTATAGAGACGACCATCATAAGTGTTGATAGCCAATTCGCCCAGTGCAAGGTTGCCTACCCCGGGCGCTGCACCGGACGTTGCTGAACGTTTGATTAACAGTGTATTTGACATAATTTTACCTTTTTAAAACGTCCCGCCATCAATTTGCTGGTCGTTGTTTGTCATTCTTATCCACGGGGTCCAGGATTCTCCCCAATAATTTCTCACAAACTGTATTTTGACATTGTCAAAATTGTCAATTGTGCCTGGGTAGTAGGTTTGAGTTACAGCAGCATTGCCCACAATGTTGCTGTTTTTGACTTCAAGCAATCCCACATACACCAAGCTATCCAGTGGGGGACCAGTTACACCACCCCAACTTGTTCTATTTACCGTGTAAGTGCCCATTTGCAACAGCACGTTCCAGTTGGAAGTGTCGCCACCGCGGTTGACCATGGTCTCTGACAAGCCCACACCTGATCCCACAAAACTACCACCTGACACCACATTGCCAACAACTGTCACACTGTTGGCAGTTTTATTAAAGGTAAATCCTGCAGATGCTGTGGCTACACCACTGTCGTTGAACACAACTCCGGTGTTGGCTCCAGAAATGCTGATGTTACCACTGATATTACCTACAAATGAGTTGGCAACGACAACGTTGGCGGTAACGTTGCCAGTAACATCAACTGATCCAACGACTGTTAATCCTTGCTCAACATTTAACCCGTCTGCTATGTTGACAAAACTTGAATCATCAGACTTAATGTTGTTGGTCACAATCTGTGGTACTGTAACTGTGCCATTTACGTCAAGTCCTGCAGTAGTGAACTCAGCAACATTGACCGAATCAACTTCAACAAATATGTTGTCGTTGTCTGATGGAATTGATACACTGCTGTTGCCGTTGTCAATTGACGAACCACCTGAAACTACAATTCCAGTTATAGCACGACCATTACCAACAAAATACCCCGAAGTTGTGATATTACCTGGTGCATAGATTTCGCCACGAGCTTCAATATCATTGGCTACAACATCCCCATAAATGTCAAGACTAGAATTGACATTGCCAGCAATTGCCAAGTTGCCGCCAATGGTTGCATTACCAGTTGTGATGTTTGCTGATGTAACGTTGCCTGAAAAGACTGCATTGCCAGCAGTGACGTTGCCGGCACTGAACGTGGTAAAACTTCCTGCTGCCGGAGTGGTGTTGCCAATAACTATGCCGTTGATGGCTCCTTGCGGTTGCAGGCGCCATGCTTGGCCAGTCCAGATCCAAGACTTTCCAGAAAAAGTGTAAATTTCACCTGAGGTTGGGTTGGTTGGAAAATTTAAAGTTGATGGCATAGTGAATATTTAGTGGAAATCATGCTGGTGTAATTGACGCCAACCCATTGGTGTTTCTCCACATTGAAGTTGGAGTGGACCCTGTGGCCACATAAATGGTCCAGTTGTCGGTGCTGACTACTACTCGACCAAGCACTTTTCCAGTGGTGTTGACTATGGCAGCGGCATTGCCAATTGTGGCATTTGATGCTGTGTCCAGCACAGAGGTTGCTGCTGGAGAACTAAAACTTTGATACGCCTCCATTTCAGCCCACTGATTGCTAGTGTTGTCATTGAAATAAATGTACTGCACACCAGTGTCACTTTCAATCCAGACATCACCAATGTTGGCTGGGTTTGGGGCAAACTGGCTGAATGTGACTTGACTGCCACCGCCACCTGAAATACCAGTTAAAAATGCTCCGTTGCCGTAGAAGTATTGAGCACGTATACTACCAAACAGCTTGTCTGGAGTACCAAGATCATACACCCCGCTGATACCTGGGTTTATGGTGCTGTTGACTTGAATATTGCCAATTCCATTGGCCTGTAATATCAGTTCGTTGTTATAGCCCCGGACTGTGACGGTGTTGTTGGCAATGACAACATTGCTATCTACTGGTCCTGATGACCAAATTGCCGTGAAATTGTTGTTTACTGCATCAAATGCAGCACGTAGAGATTCGCCTGTGCCGTCATTGGCCACTAGGCCTGTGTTAATTATTTGTTGAGTCATGAAGTCCCTGGGTCCTTGGTATATTTACCAGAACCCAAAGGCTTATGCTTGCCCCACTACAATTTCAATTACACCAGTTGAGCCTGAAAAATCAGCCAGTGCTTTGCCAATAATGGTGCCTGGCAAAGGGGTTGATTCTGATCGAGCAACGCCGTTGCCAGCCGACACCAACAAATCGCCTTTGGCAACTGAGCCCTGAATTTTGCAGGGCACACGTCCGGCCAAGGCCACAATTGCCACGTGTTCAGCTTGTAGAACTGAGTTCATGATAAAACTGGGGTTTTCTGATATCACTCCAGCAACTCGGTGATCTCCATCTATGGCTGATACTGTGACTTCTTTTTCACCGCCAAATACCACCACAGTACCTGTTTCGTAACGTGCATCTGCTTCGTACAATTCTGCCAAGTCGGCGTATTGCGCCGATGTGGCCTTGGCAAATATGGTGTTGAACCCATTTGTAGCATTGCCGATGTTGCCAGTGCCGTTGGTACTGCCATTGATGATGTTGTTCACAGTGATGGTACCAGTGCCCACACTAAGGTTACCACCTGTGATGTTGCCTGATGCACTAACTGTGGTGCCAGTTAAGTTGCCAACAATGGCACCAATAAGGTTACCACCTGTGATGTTGCCTGATGCACTAACT